TATTATACATTATTTTTTTGACTTCGTTCATTTATTTTAATAGTGATCGAAAAGATCAATCAGATCAAAAATTTCTTCTTCGACTTGTTCTTCATTGAACAAAGCTTTCCCTTTCTTGTTCCATTTCATTGCCACTTCACCTTTGATCACGTGAAAACCTAACCTTGCCCAACCTTCAAATGTATTGTGTTTTAAGCGTGGTTTTGGTTTTAGCAGATCATCAAAATTTTTTCTTTCTGGAGACTTTGATTCCTTCTTCAACCGCATTCCATTTCTCCTCAACTAGTTCTGATAACTTATTTTGAAGATTGTTTTGTTCGATGTATGCGACCAGTTTTTCTTGGTTCGCAAATTCTTCACCGTTAAATTCCAATTTCTTTTCTTTTTCCCCGTACAAATAAATGATGTCGGACAAGATTCTGTCAACACCATAATCGAATAGGATTATGAAGTCCGATTCTCTGAAGGGTTTGCCTACTTTACTTCGTTCCAATTTAGCTTTGACCATAATGCCATAGGTTCTTGTTTCCCCTCTTACAGTTTTTTTCAAGTGAGATTTGACTGCTAACCAACAACATTGATGAGTGAAAAAATCTAAAGCTTTCCCTCCTGCTCTTCGATATTTTTTCCCAAACGACACGCCTATGTTTTCCCTGACTTGAGAAATAATTACTAGAGTAGAGTCTTTGTCTTTGCCTATTCCGCAAAGGTTTCCAAAAAACTTTCCGCTGTATTTTTGTTTCTCCATCCCAAAACTACCTTCTTCAGGTTTGTCTTTTTCAGCTGCTTTAATAAATCTTTCTTGTGCGTCTTCGGATACNAANGTGTCCAACGAATCCACTATGTAAAGGAGAAATTCACCTTCTTTAAGATCGGTCACTCTTCGTGTGTAATCTCTACCAAATCCTTCGATGGTCGGTATTTGTATCCATTCCACACTATCGTAAAATTTCTTGCCATACATTTTCTCAATAGGAAAATCCATAACTGCTTCGACATTGTTATAGACGATGAGGATTTTTTTCACCTTTGAATATGTTTCAGGATTTTTATCTAATCTGTAGAAACAGTTCGCAGCCATCTCTAATGCTAACAGAGTTTTGCCACTTGAACCATCTCCGATGATATTTACAACTCTTCCTCTTGCCCATCCACCATCTCTGCCTTTTCCAGAAACGGTGAGATTCAAAACAGTAGAACCACTATCAAGAAATTCCACCTTTGTTTTTTCTTGTATTGGTTCTAATGTTTCCTTTTTTATCTCTTCAACTACTTCTGTCATTCTTCTCTTTATCATTTCTTTCCTCCTTTACTTGGTACGATCCACAGAGTAAAACAAAAACTAATTATCAAACAAAACGCAATAAGAAAGATACCAACCCATTCTGTTATAGAAAACACGTTCATTGTTTTTTCTCCTTTTTAAGTAATGTTTTTATAATTTTTCCTTTATTCCATATTCTGGAATCTGTCACTAATTGTTTAACTTCAGCATTTGCGTTTGCGAAATTTTCATCTTTATGATGCGATAGAAACGTCCATTTACCACCTCTTTTGTATTCAACAGTGTAACCACCAAACTTGATTTTTTGTTCCATTCTACCTCCACAATAATAAGATTTTTGCAGCTAGCATTTTCTTCATTTGTGATTCATCGTTTGCTTTTACCCATTGTAAATACGTTGTACCATCGTCCATGCAACCATATGTTTCTTCCGACAATCTACACCTTAAACAATCAACAAAACCTTGTTTTAAAATGGTTTCCGCACAACAAGGTTCAAGAGTCTTGCCCAACTCTTCCAATGCTTTTTGTTGTAAAGAAGAGAGTGTTTGTTCAAGAATAATTCCCCTCATAAAATCCATAACGAGATATTTACAAGTGCCTTTCCCTTTTCCTGTTTGTGCTAACTGTTTATAAATAGTGTTGTGTAGTTTTTTGAGTTCTTCTATGAGTTCGTTGTCGTGCATTGTGTCTTCCTTCTTCTTTTTAGTTTTGTTTTTTCTTTAACCCCTTTCACTTTATAAAAAGTATTTACGATGTTTTCTTCTGTTGGCATTTCATTAAAGGTTTCAAAGAAGTGAAACTTTCTTACCATAAAGTATTTCAGAAAACCTTTTTTGTTGTTGCGATTCACGTCTTCCAGTTCACTTGGTCTTTCTGTTATCACGTTTGCCTCCTATTATTTAAGAAACACACTGGAGGACTCCTCCAATATCACCACAATATGCAGATTCGTACTTTATCTCCAGTGTGTTTACTTTTCTTCCAATGGTGTTATGCTAATTCTTCTTTTTAAATAATTTTTGAGTAAATCTTCTTTTGTGAAATTACTTCCCTTTGGTGCTAATCCATGTTGATTCCAATATAGTGTATCAATTGCTTGATCAAAGTCTTTAAGAGTATTACTCAATATAATGATGTGTGGAACTCTTTGTTTGGTGATAAGTGCGTATTGCCATTTTGGTTTGTTCTTACTTTCGTTGATTTGTATTGATTCCCAGACTTCTTTTGATATTTCTCCTGCTTCATCATACCCTTTTTCAAAAATCTTTTTTTCCAATCTTCTTTTTAATTCTTCTTTGCATTCCAGACACAACCCACCATCACTTAAATAATCGAGAAACTCATCATCAGTCATTTCGGTCATTGAAGTAAAGGGCACTTTATCTTGTTTAAATTTTAAATCTAATATATTTTTAAAGGCCATCTCCTACTCCTTCCTAGTTATCTAATCTCTTTAAGTAATTGCCGTGTTTTTAACCCTTTTTTTCTTGCCCATAAAAATAGGGCATAAGCGGCTATGTCGAGATAGTCTTTTGCTGACGGGTGTTTTTTGAATAACTTTATTGCCATCCTTGTTTTAAACTCGTCGTTGGGATAATCTATCTCATCATCCCACCCAGTAAAATTATCCCGTTCCGCCTTAATCCTTAATCGCCTCTCTAGTGTAATAATAAATATACTGAAAACGTCTTTTAGTTTTTCGTCCATGCTTTTAACTCTCCTTCCTAGCCTTTCGGCTAGTCTTTAAAAAGTTTATTTCTCTCCGTAATCAACTTTTTTCTTTCTTCGATTAATTCCTCATTACAGGTCATTAAGACAGCAACATCGGCTAGCATCTCTGTATATGGAGTTTGCTTTAAAGCATTTTCCACCAATCTTTTTGCGGCTTTGTTATATTGGTTTTCCTGTTCGCTCATACTTCCTACTCCTTTCTAGCCTTACGGCTATTTTTCAGTCCCACCCAATAACAAAACTTTATTGCTGTGTCCAATATCTTCAACACTAATATTTTCCCACCGTCTCACAGTCATACCCCATTCTGAATTATCTTTTTCCGAAAACGAAAATACTACATCAAAATCTGGATATTTTAGTAATTGTTCTGCAAGCTCTTTTCCCTTCATAACTACTCCTTTCTNGCCGCAAGGCTAGGCTCTGTTATGTGTTAATAAGTTCTAATCTTGACGCACCACACGTCAATGCAAAATATGCTGTTTCGCCATCTTCTCGTTTAGCAAAAACTTTATCTTTGTGCGTTTCTACAATTTCCAAAATATCACCAAGTTTAGCGAATCCCGGCGCACCCATTCCAACAACCTTAACCTTATCCCCTGTCTTAATTGTTTTAAAATCAATCATTAAAAATCCTTTCGTGTTTATAGGGTAAAATTATCTCTTTATCTGATGCCATATCCTACTCCTTCCTACCTCAAGGCTTTTGTTCTTCAACAATTTCTTTTATAATATTTGCTAACGCAGCAATAGCAGCACCCTGACAGCCAAAGTATTCTGCAACAGTCCTGCCGTTAAACGGCTTTCCGTCAAAGTTTTTAGCATCTTCTTCCATGTCTTTAGCCACCATTCCAAGAACTTTAATTCTTTCTTCTTTTTTCATAACTTTCCTTTCTCCCTCTCGCCAGTATTTCTACCTGAGGAACTATCCTGTATGTGGGGATAAGCTCCCCACGAGCTACACTACTTATTTGTTTTTGATTTCTGTTGTAACAAAACTTTTTCACCGACATCCCACCATGTAAACGAACTGCTCAAGTCTGTGATTGCCATCTTATCTTTCGCTACTTGAATAAGGTAAAGGTGTCCAAGTGTCGAAAGAACGTCACGCACATATTTAGTTTGTCCAGGGGAATTAACACTTCCAACGTAATCATTCAAACCTCTCATCAAGTCACCATTGGCTCTTGTCATATGGTAACCCAATACTCTGTCTCCTGCTTTCACTCCAATGATTGGATCATGCAAATCTCCAGTTTCATTTATAACATTATCCTCTTTGAGTTTAGGAGTCCAACCAGGATTGCTAATGATTTGAGCAACACCTCTCGCACCAGTTTTGCTGATAGCAGTTGGATTGAATTTAGATTCGTGAAAGATTATCGCAAACAACAACATCGGCATTTTCGATTCTGTGAATATCGTGTCCACAGTTGTTTTGAAAGTATCCCTGCTTACAGTTTGATCTATTTTGGGATAATAGATTTCAATGATTGCTTCTCTGGTTTTGCAATCCACAACTGTTGAGTTATCCACTTTTGTGGAAACAATCGCAAAGGCAATACTTATTATCAAGGAGACCATAAGAATTCCCCCGATAAATCCAGACATCCTTGGGTTGTTCTTTATTAAAGAAAGGAACTTTCCTCTAATAAAGTTATAGAAGACAATGATTTTCTTTTCGTCCTCCTTCAAGGTGTCCACCACTCTTCGCTTAATACTTATTTTTGATTTTGCCATTTTTTTCCTCCGATCTTTAATTTTTACCTGCGTCTTGTAACCTTTGTTCTCTCTTCTCGTTTTGCTTTCCTTTCTTCTTCGATTTTGTCTGCTTCTTCTGCACATTCGGAGTACAGTTCACAATCGTCACAACGATCAAACTGATCTATATCTTTTCCAAGAACACCATCTTTTTCAGGACAAACCAGTTTTCTTGGTCGTGATTTAGGAGTGGGTTCTTCTTCACCCAGATGATCAGGAATATCATCTTCTTTTTCTTTAGCAGGATTAGAATCAACTTCTGATGCTCTGTGGAAAATCTTTTCAATTTGTTTGTAAGACAGAACTTTAATTATCTGATCCAACTGCTTTGCTTTTTCGATGAGGTCATAATCGATATCATAATCTCTTGGAACTAATTTATAACCAGAGATCGTACGATACGTGTCGTTTTCCACACTGAATGAAATGCTGTGACCAAGGTCTTTTTCGGTATGGGCAAAAGGAATCGAACCACCACCACGAGGATTTTTAGCAGCTGCTAATAACTGCTTTTCAGAATATTTGTAAGAGACTTCCCAGATCTGAATTCCCTTCTTCTCTTCTTTGGTCGAAGACATATTGATAACATTGTAGACACATCTGCGTTTTACGTAGATGTCAGCAAAGTCTTCGTAGCTTTTACCGTCTCTCGAAAGATCATCGATGTGTTCGCATATAGGACAAGGATCACCGTAATTTTTCAAAGGACAAACGATCCATGCTTTACTGCCACCAATGTTTTGATGAACATAGATATCCAAATAGTAAGCAGGTTTGTCTTCTCCTATCCGCATAAAGTTGGGCATCTTATTCCCTGTCAAAAAAGGAATGACATCGATTATGTGAGGTTCATCTTTAGTCACACCAAATTTAGCGAAAGGAACATCCAGATCATCGATGAAATATTTAGAATCAATTTCACCTTCTTTTCTGTCTTCACTTTCACTGGTTCGTTTCGTCAACTGTTCTTTCCAATATTTACTGTCGTATTTTTTTGCCATCTTCTTTTTCCTCCGCTTTAGTTATGTTGTGTCTTTCTTCCCAATAACTTCTAAAGATTGCTTTACTGATTAACCTCATCACAATGTATAAAGCAATCACTCCTGCGATAATTAAAATCAATGTTGACAAGAACGAGTGCATTTATTTACTCCTCCTTTTCATCAATGCTTTCCCGATACCTTCCAGATGTTCTTTTTTGTCTTTGTCTTCTCTGACCTCCTTTGTTATTTTTCCTTCTTTTGGTTCTGACCAATAAGAACTTAAATGTAAATCCGTTAATTTTTCCAAAGCTTTTTTCCTATGATCAAAAGCTTCTCTTGCCACATTAAGAATGCCCACGTTCCTCATTGCGTCAATAACTTGTTGGTTTGCTTCTTGGTACTTTTTATCCAAAATTATTTTGTTGGATATAGCGGTTTCTGTTATTTTTTCTCCTGCTTCAATTGCATTTGATCTTATCTTCCCATCAAGTTCTGCTCTGACAACATCCAAATTCTCCTTTGCTTTGTCTCGTTCAAAAGCAGCTTCAACTGCTTTCTCTGCCCATTCGCAGAATTTTAATGCTTGGTCTTCCCACGCATCATCCAAATTAAATTTATCAATCACCAAATCTTTCTTATAACTCATAATCTTCTCCTTTCCTTTTACTATTATACATTATTTTTTTAAGATCGTTCAAATTTTATTTGACCAGTAACAAGCCAAGGTCAATAAATGTTTTCCTCCATTGTAAAATGGTTCTTTGAAAAATTCCATCATCTTTGCTTGATTCATATTGCCAGTGCTTAATAATGTTTTTCCCATATAACCTAAAACGGACAATCTCACTTTTTCAGGATCCTCTTCAATTGTTTTTAGAATAGTTGCTATCTCTCCCCAATTACTTTTGGAAAGTAGTTTTTGACACAAATCCAAAACTGTCGCTTCATTGACGGACGCATCCAATAAAACCTTCATGTTCATTTCATCATCGTCCATATCAATTACTTGATCAAGCATCACTATAGCTTGTCTCGGACTGCCATCGCAATAGTCTATTATCTTCATCAAGACTTTATTGGATTTCTCCACATTTTCTTTTTTACAAATCAAAGATAATAATTTAAGTAATTGACTTCTTCGTAAAGGACTCAAGCGAAAAGCAGAACATCTCGTGCGGATAGTCTTTATGAGTTTATCAGGATCTGTCGTGCATAGAATGAATCGGACGTGTTCTGGTGTGTCTTCAAGAAGTTTAAGCAAAGCATTTTGAGCATCACCAGTAAGTTTGTGTGCTTCATCAAGAAGATAAATTTTCACCTTGCCAGACATTGGTGCATACCTACAATTATCTGCGATCTCTCGTATCGTGTCAATACCACGAACATTAGCAGAATTGTATTCGTGAAAGTCGTGATCAGAACATTCCAGTGTGTTCTTAATGATTCTTGCTACAGTGGTCTTTCCACATCCAGATTCACCTGTAAAAAGGAAACTCCTTATCTCTCCTGTTTTTCTAGACAAAATGTTTTCCAAAGAAGACACCACCGATTCATTACCAACTATTTCTGATAAAGTTGTCGGTCTGTACTTCAAATGCAAAGGTAATCTTTCATCTCGTTCCATTATTCACCGTCCTTTTTTCATTGTTGTATATGTGTATCACAATACTGTAATACCCTTTTATGAACCAAGTAATGTTCACAACTTCTATAATCAGTAATTAATAATCCAAATATCCGTTCTGGGTTTTTGTTTACATCCACAATAAAGAGGTATCTGTCTTCTTTGCACAACAACTCACTATCACCTTTAAAGATTACTTTCTCTCCAATAATGGATATGAGATTATAAATCTCACGATATTTACATTGCCAATTACAACAGAAAATAATGTGTGTCTTCAGAACTTGTCTTTGATCGATGTTACTCATTAGTTCCTCTTTTCCCTTCTTTTCTAAATTAATACCTTGCTATCGAATTACGAAAGTCATTTACTATCTGCTGGGTCATGTTGCCTATTAAACCCGATAGTATTAGCGGTGCCGATTGAATTATTAGTGTTTTAACTGCATCAGAAGCACACCTTGTTCCATTTTCCCAATTAGAATTCCACTC